GACCGCGACCGCGACGAATGGGTACGTCTTGAGATCGAAAGCAATCCGCTGCCGATCTGCACCCGCCCGCAGGTTTTGCGCTCAGCACGGCGGACGTGATGTCGGCCTTTGCCGCTGCTGTCGGCGCACTCTTCGCCGATGGCAATATCGGGTGCGATGCTGTTTATATCGCCGAGGGCGGCGCACCGGTCCTCATCCGCGTGGTCACGCGCTGCGCGGATGACATCACCAGCTTTGGCGACGCGCGCATCTGGTCTGAGACAACCCGCTTGGACCTTCGTGTGGCCGAGGTGGCGACCCCGCGTCCCGGCGATCGCCTTGAAATCGACGGCGACGCCTTCCTTATTCAAGGCGAGCCCACGCGCGATCGCGAACGGCTGGTCTGGACTGTGGATTTGAGGCCCGCATGAAACTCAATGTAACCATCACCCCAAACCTCGCCGCACTCATGGCCGCAGAAATCAAGGCTGGCGAACAGGCGGTCACAGCGGCGATGCGCGCGGCCGGGACACAGCTTAAATCCGACTGGCGCGGGCAGATTACGCAAGCGGGGCTGGGTCGGCGGCTGGGCAATTCGATCCGCAACCAGACCTTTCCGAAGGTTGGTGAAAGCCTCGATGCGGCAGCACTCGTGTGGTCCAAAGCGCCAGTGATCATCGGCGCCCATGACACCGGGCCCCTGATCCGCTCAAAGAACGGCTTTTGGCTGGCGATCCCAACAGAGGCGGCAGGCAAGGGCGCGCGCGGTGGCCGGATCACCCCCAGCGAATGGGAACGTCGGCGTGGGCTCCGGCTGCGGTTTGTCTACCGCAGGCGGGGGCCGAGCCTTTTGGTGGCTGAAGGTCGGCTGAATGCACGCGGGGTTGGTGTTGCTTCGCGCTCAAAGACGGGGCGCGGGCTGACCACAGTACCGATCTTCCTGCTGGTCCGGCAAGTCAAGCTGCGCAAGCGACTGGATCTGGCGCGCGATGCAAAGGCGGCGCAGGAGAGGATACCGGGCGCAATCGTGGCGAACTGGGTGGAAAACAGATAGATCAAAAGCCGTCGACGACGCGAAGACCAGTCGCTATTCCATTAGAGTAGGTAGTTTTCCTCCAAGTGAAAGGATGCGAATATGGTGCTTGATGCTTCTTCGTCAGTCTGGCTAACCGGCTTCTGGGGCTTCGATCCCGAAAATGAGGGGATCCTCGGTTTCACCGATCCTCGGGATCGTGATCGTCTCTTCTCGATGGTAGGTGACCGACAACTGGTTTGCATATACGGCGCAGCCAGCCCTGAGACCGACAGCAAGCAGGTACATCATCTATTGGGCGTTCTTGAGGTTGAGTGCACGCCAATCGATTCATGGTCCAAGATGTCGGACATAGCGAAGGATCGGAATATTCGCCTTGGTCGTCAGGAAAAGTGGCGTCATGCCATGCCGGTTCGCCGCGCTTGGCGCACCAACCACACCCTCGATGTCAACCAAGTCTTTCCCAAGAGCTACGACCCAAAAAATGGACGATATATAGCTCGGTTCGGAACTTGGCTTATGCCCCACGAAGCTCGCTGGCTCCTTGAAAAGGTTCCTTTCGTTGAGACGGACGTTTTCGGCGAACACTCTGTTCAAGTGGCAGGTCCCTCAGGTCCAGAAAGTGGTTCGATTGCTGCATTTCTGAAACCCTCAAGGGGTATCTTCGGCTCCTTTGGTGATCGGCAATATGAAGTCCATGACAAACCGCATGAACTGTATCTTGCGCATTTTCCCACGGCCGCCGACTTTTTGGTGGGGCGTACTGTTCCAAGAGGTTTCGGGTTGGTAAAAATTGGGATTACCGGCAACATCAAGAACCGTCTAAAGGCGCTGAATCTGAGTTTTCCGCAGACATCCAGCATCGGCTGGAAGATCACTCGGACGGCAAGATTCACCAATCGCCAAGGAGCTGGCGATACCGAGGCGATCTTCAAGGTTCGCGCTGTGGAAGAATTCGGCGCTCTATCTCTCGGCAAGGAGTACTTTGTAATGGATTTGACCAAGGCTGGTACGCTTTTTAACGCTATTTCACCCGCTATGGGGCTTGATCTGCGCGTCCCTGCAACGCCCAACCATTGATCCTTCGATGCCCACCATCCGCGAAACCATCCTCACCGCGCTGCACACCTTGCTGCAGGCGCTGCCCGCCACCGCCTTGCGCGGCGAGGTACTGCCCGAACGCGTCCCGACCGATGGCCTGCTGATCCTGCGTGACGGCGAGCCAGGGGAGCCCGAGGTGACGCTCTCGCCCCTGCGTTACCACTACCAACACCGCGCCGAGATCGAGGCAGTGGTGCAGGGCGCTGACCGTGACGCCGCCTTCGACACCCTCTGCGCCAGCATCGGCGCCGCGATTGCCGCCGACCGCACGCTCGGCGGGCGTTGCGAGTGGGTTGAGGCGGAAGCGCCACAGCCGGTGGATCTGCCCGTTGAGGGGGCGGCCAGCCTGAAGGCGGCAATCATCCCGGTGGTGCTGCATTATTCCACGTCAGACCCATTAGCCTGATCAACCGGCGTCGGGTCCTTGGTATGCTTGCGCCTTGAATTGGCCTTCCACTTGCGCGCCGCTCTCGATGCTCAGGCTCTCATATGTGATTTCGCCGGTCACCTGCGCGCTTGTGTGCAGCTTTACGCTGCCACCGATGACCTGACCGTTAAGGCGGCCCTTGATGATGATGCTGGCGGCGCAGAGCTCGCCCTCGACCTCGCCTGCTTCCTCAATCACGATCACGGACGCTTCCACGCGCCCTTTGACATAACCGGGCAATTCGACGGTGCCGGGAAAGTACAGCTCACCGATTATGCGCGACCCTGCACCAAGATGGGAGCGGCTATCGGAGCCTGTGGCGGGATACTTTTGGTCCATCATTCAAGGCTGCCTTTTTGAGTTTCGGCCCCTCCCGGGACTCATCGTCCAACATATATAGGAGAAATCACCATGGCACGAGCCCAAGGGGCGCGGGCGCAGATGGCGCTCGCCTACGAATCCGTCTACGGCACGCCGCCCGCGAGCGGTTACTTCAAAATGCCCTTCGCCAGCGCGACGCTTGGCGCGGAGCAACCACTGCTCGAGTCGGAGCTGCTCGGCTATGGCCGGGATCCGCTGGCGCCGATCAAGGACGCGCTGACCAGCGATGGCGACGTGGTGGTCCCGATTGATGCGATCGGCTTTGGGTACTGGCTGAAGGCCACCTTTGGCGATCCGACCACGACCGGCGCGGAGGCTCCCTACACGCATGAGTTCCGCTCGGGTGGCTGGACCCTTCCAAGCCTCGCCATCGAGATTGGCATGCCGGAAGTCCCGCGCTTTGCGATGTACGCGGGCTGCGTGGTGGATCAGCTGTCCTGGCAGATGCAGCGATCCGGCCTGCTGACCGCCTCCGTCAGCCTTATTGCTCAGGGCGAGACCCCGGCGACCACCACCAGCGCAGGCACCCCGACCGAGATCGCGCTGCAGCGGTTTGGCCACTTCAACGGGGCGATCAAGCGCGACGGGGTAGCGCTGGGGAATGTGGTCTCAACCCAGATCACCTATGGCAACAACCTCGACCGCATCGAGACGATCCGCGCCGACGGCAAGATTGATGGCGCGGACCCATCCATGGCAATGCTCTCGGGCAGCATGGAGGTCCGCTTTGCCGATACCACGCTGATGGACCAGGCGATCAACGGCACGACCTGCGCGCTTGAGTTCGCCTACAGTCTGCCCACCGGCGAGAGCCTGACCTTCACCGCGCATTCCGTTTATCTCCCGCGTCCGCGCGTCGAGATCGGCGGGCCGCAAGGCGTGCAGGCCACGTTTGATTGGCAGGCCGCCAAAGACGCCAGCTTGGGCCGGATGTGCACCGTAACGATCATCAACGATGTGGAGACCTATTGATCATGCTTAAACTTGATCTCTCGACTGACCCACGCTGGCTTGATCTCGCCCCCGGCGTCCGCGTGCGCTTGCTCCCGCTCACCACCGCGCTGATGGTGACCACCCGCAACGATCCCAGCATTGAAGAGCTTCCCGAGGACGCCAGCAATGAGGACCGCGCGCTGGTCTTTGCCAAAGCGCTGGGGCGGCGCGCCGTGGTGGCATGGGAGGGCGTGGGCGACATGGATGGCAACGTTCTGGACCTCTCCCCCGAAGGTGTCGATGCCTTGCTCGACATCTATCCGATCTTTGAAGCCTTCCAGGCAGGCTACGTCGCCAAAGCACTGGTGTTGGATCAGGAAAAAAACGTCTCCGCGCCCTTGCTGACTGGCACTTCAGCGGGGGCGATCGGTACTGCACCGCCTGCCAAGGCCCGTGCCCGGACTGCCCACAAAAAATGAACCGACCCCAGACCTTTGAGGGCGCGCAGGTCTGGGACCTGGTCGGACGGCTGGGCGGCCAGCTGCGCGCCACACAACAGACCATCCTCGGCTGGGACATGGGAGCAGCTCTCGCCATGGCGCACGCCCTTGGCATCAACGGCCTCGCGGCCATGGAGCTGCTGCCCGAGATCGAAGCCATCATGGTCAAACGCGTGAACGAACAGATTGGAGCCCAGGATGGCCGATAAACGTGTCTTCGTGCGCCTCGCTGCCGTTGGCGGACGACAGGTCAAGGCGGAGCTGACCGGCATTGGCGACGCCGGGGCCCGTGGCCTCGGGCGGCTGTCGCGCGAGGTCGATGTTGCCAACGCACGCCTTGCCGCCTTCACACGCCGCGCCACGATTGCAGCAGCAGCCGCAGGTGCAGCTGTGGTGGCAGCCGGTGCTGCGATGATCCGCTCCGGACTGCAAACGATCGACCAAACTGCCAAGCTGGCGCAATCGCTGGATACAACCGTCGAAAGCCTGCAGGTGCTGG